TTTGTATTTCTGGTTTTTCTGTAATTACGTTTTGTGACCTGTCAAAACGATCATAAACTTGACCAGTTGTAAGGTTTACAAACTCTCCATTTAAATAAGCTTGCAACATTGATGGATCATAATTAGAACGCATACGCTCCAAGAAGTCTGGGGGAAGGTGGGGATTATCCTCTGACCGCATTTTGATAAGTTGCCTATCGGTTCTCTCCTTTGCTTCGTCAGTACCAAAAGTGTTATATAACCAGCGAAAGCCCTCTGGTGTACTAGCTGCACAAAACTGTCTAACATTACCAGCCCTTAGTCGTCCAAGTATTTTAGGAAAAGCCCTGTTTGCAATAGATGGGCTTACAACATCTATTTCATCAACTAAAACATGAGATAAATTTAAACCTATTATTCTTGACCAATTT